TTAACACTATTCTTGCTGGTTGCGGGGATAGTGTTATTCTATTATGGAATATATTATTTTTTTGGATCAATTGGAGTATTTGCATTCATAGCATTGGCATTTTTCTGGTTAATGACAACTCAATTTAAAAAATGAAAACCATAACAATCTATCTCAAGACTCCAGATGACAACATCAAGGAATGGATGATCAGAGAAACAAAGTCACGAATCAGCAACCGATATAAACAGATCCATGTTGCTGAGGATATCGGAGTCAATACAACTCAACTCTGGAGATTTATGAATGAGTCAAAGGTATCTGAGGACTTTTACATCAAGTGGTTCAAATGGTATTCTAAAATGTCATAACTTAGCAATGTGGAATTTTGGAAAAAAGAAGCCTATCTCATTGCCAGTAAGATCACTGGAGGGAATCCAATATCTTCAGACTTGGTCAGTCACGTCTATCTATTGGTGCATGAGCTTAGCATCAGAGAAGAGGATCTTCCAAGAGTCTTTGCCAGATATGCTTACAATCAGTATAACTGGAGAGATTCCACATTCAATAAGTTATTCAAGACATACGATGACCTTCCAGATATGGACTCAAGGCAATCAGATGATGAGAGCTACCAAGTCACAACAGCTCAAGAGCTCTTGGATGACTATCTTCATCAGAGTCCTGAAGATGATCAGAAAATGTTCACAAAGGAGATCACAAAGATGCATCTGATGGGAATGACATATCGAGAGATAAGGACATTGACTGGCATCAGTCTTGACACAATTCACTTAGCAATTAAACAATTCAAATATGATTTATCTGATTATAATAACTCTACCAATAGGATTTGCGAGAGCTCTCCAGAGCTTCAATCTTCCTGACATTAAACCATTCAGTTGTCAGAGCTGTCTATCCTTTTGGATATCAATCTTGGCAGCAGCAGCTATTGACTGGCATCTTGTTGGATTGGCATTCATAACATATTTATTATCTGACTTAATCTTGATATATGAAAGTAAGTGATCAACTACTGGATCAAGCTGATAGATTCAGCAAGACAAAATCATTTGCTCTGAATGCTGGAATGAAAAGAGAGCTCAGTGATTGGTACAAAGCAATGGGATTTGGAAAGCTCAATGTAGCTTGCTCAACTTGCATCCGAAATGGAATGGGAAAGCTCCTCAAGTCAATCAATGATGGTGAGCAACTCAAGCCTCGTATTCATTTCATAGGAATCAAACAATGATAGTCACAGCTCCAATACCAGTATTTGGCAGATTTCCTCTTGTTAGATTAACTATCTCAAGACTTAAGAGGCAAGGAGTCACTCCGATAATTTTAGGTCATGAGAGAGAGGCAATGGATATTGCTCAACAAATGGATGTTGAATTCATCTCCATTGACAATGATCCTCTTGGCAACAAATGGAACAAAGGATTCCAGGCTTCAAAGAATTATAATGCAGATGCAGTGATCTTCATGGGATCATCTGACTGGTGCAGTGATGGCTACATTCAAAGATGCAAAGAGCACAGTAAGGACTTTGGGATGATTGGTCAACTTGGCTGTCATTTCGCTGATGTATCTGATGAGATTAGACTGGTGCATTGGAAAGGATACAAGGATCAGATGAGACAAAATGAGCCGATAGGCATTGGTCGCTTTCTTAACAAAGAATTTCTGGAGGCTATCAACTGGACTCCATTCAATCATCAAATCAATTCTGGACTTGATTGGTCCATGTGGCTCAAGGCTATGAAATCAAATCAAGAGATAGGAATCCTTGAATGTGACAACTCAGTTCAACTGCTATCAATATCAACAAACAAATGGAATAACAAACACAAATTCACTGATCATTGGACAGGATCTCTTAAGTCAGAGAGATGTGATATCAGTCTATTGGATAAAGAGTTTAGTGAAATTAAACAATTGATATGACAACAAAAGAGAGAGCAAATGAATTGGTTGATAAATACCGAATCATTTTAATGAATCAAGATACTCAATGCGGAGAAGAGATACTTTGTACTATCATAGCCAAACAATGTGCATTGATTGCAGTTGATGAGATGCTTGATATAAGAAACGGCTTATATATTAACGATGGCAGTATTGCTCATCAATGGCTGTTGGAAGTTAAAAAAGAGATAAACAAACTATGATCCAATCCCATATATCAGAATCTCTGGCTGGTCTTGACAAAGGACTCATTGAAAAATTTAACTTAACACCATACGATTCTCCAATAGTTGATACTGTATTCATGGGAATGTATAGAGAGGAGGATCTTATAATGCTTACAACACATATCGGAGCCAGCACAATTGTTTGGTTCGGATCAGATGCCAAAGATCTTCCAGAGGATTGGACAAAGTTTATGAAGGACTCAGTCAACATTGCTGTGAGTCATCAAGTCCTTGAGACTCTTGCATCCAAAGGCATTGAGGCAATATGGTGTCCTATCAATGCAGTCATCCCACATCACTGGTCATTGGTTCCTAATGGAGATAAGATCTTCTGGTATTCTGGTAACTCACCAGAGTATTATGGTCAAGAGCTGATCAATGAGATCAAAGAAAGAATCAACATCCCTATCATCAGAGCTGGTCATGATACATTTACCAAGGAGCAACTTGTGGATGTGTATTCTCAATGCTTTCTCAATCTCAGACTTACTGAGCATGATGGCTGTCCAAATACCAATATTGAAATGGGACTAATGGGAAGGCGGTCCATTTACAATGGTGATCTTCCAGGATCAATTCCTTGGCAATCAGTGGATGATATCTGCCAATCAATCATGATAGAGTTTTCAACTCGTCATGTGGATAATATGTATATTAGTAAAATTTATCATAACTTTGTTAACTATGAAAGAATGTCCACGTTGTTTATTTGATGAGACCATTGCCAAGATAGGTGAGAGTCAATGCGAGTACTGTGATCTCCATGATCAACTGGAGCTCCAAGCCAATCCTCATGAACTCAAGCATCTCATCAGAGAGATAAGAGCCAAAGGTCAAGATAAAACCTATGACTGCATCATGGGTATCTCTGGAGGGATTGACTCATCAACACTACTATACACAGCTGTGAAGTATTGGAACTTAAAACCATTGGTCATTCACTTTGACAATCATTGGAATGCTCCTGAAGCTGTTCACAATATGACTCAGTTGGTAAAGCTCTTAGGGGTTGACTCAATCACATACACTGTGAACAAGGAGGAGTATGATAGACTCAATGATGCATTCCTATGGGCTGGCACACCAGATGCTGATATACCAAACGACATAGCAATGACAAAGCTGATGTATGACACAGCATTCAAGTATGGCATCAAGTACATTCTCAATGGTCATGATTTCAGAACAGAAGGCTCAACACCTAAGGGATGGACATACATGGATGCTAAATATATTCAATCCGTTTACAACAAGTATTCTGGACTCAGACTCCAGAACTATCCTCTCTTCACATTCAAGGACCAACTATTCTATGCTGCAATGGGCATCAAGAATGTGAGACCATTTCACTATGGATTTGACAGAGACACAATGGAGGCTGAGATGAAGAGACTCATCAACTGGCAAGATTACGGAGGTAAGCATTGTGAGAATGTTTACACTGAATTCGTGGGATCATTCCTATTGCCTGAGAAGTTTGACATTGACAAAAGGATTGTTTACTTAGCTGCTCAAGTGAGAAGTGGTAAACTCACCAAGGAGCAAGCCAGAGAGAAGTTCAACATCAAGTCAGAGTTTGACATCACCAAGCTTGGCTCAAGTGCTGAGAGGATGCTAAGACTGGTCAACATAAGAAAGAGAGACAGGTCAGAGTTTGATAAATATGACTTTAAAAAATACAAGCATCTTATCTGGATCCTGGTCAAGTTGAAAGTGGTGCCATATACTTTCTATGTTAAATATTGTAATTAATCGAACAATAATATATAGTAATAAAACTGACTAATGTATTGATATATTGGTTAGGATAAATCATGTCCAATTATGGCGTATACTCCAGAACAAGTTGATAAGTTAGAAGAACTGGCATGGATATATGTCCAGGAATGCTTAAGTCACACAAAGTCAACAATATCTCCAAGAGGGGATGTTATTCAGATTCCAGATAGACATATTCCAACAATTGACTTTTTTCTCAATATATGGATTCCTTTGAGAGAAGGGATGAACTTAATACATAGGAGAACTTGGTATGATTGGCTGAGAGAGAATAAAGAGAAATCACACACTATTAAAAACATCGAGGGGGAGTTTGTTGCTCTTGGCAAGGACATTGTGGCCAATGAAGGCAAGGGTATATTCTATGCCAAGAATAAATTCGGCATGCATGATCGCCAACAAGTTGAGACCAAGAATGTAGACAAGTTCGATTTTGAATGATTGAGTTATTAGAAGACATTTGGGATGTAACTCCTAAAGCATTGAAAAATGCAAACTACTGTTTTTATATAGGCAAGGGATATAAAGATGTACCAAAAAAATTTAACAATAAAATAGTAAAAGTAGTTTACATAATAGATGACTTTGCAATATATTATGCTCCTACTATATTTGATGAATGAGTACAGTCAAAGGTTACAAGCCACATGACAAACAGAGAGAGATTCATGATGCCATCAACCATGGCCATGAGAAGTATTATGCTCTCAACATTGGAAGGCAGTTTGGCAAGACATTGCTTGGAATCAATCAACTACTTTGGTGGGCTATCAATGATAAAGGTTGCCGCATAGCTTGGGTAACTCCAGTTTATAAGCAAGGCAAGAAAGTTTTTGCTGATCTTGAGAGAGCAGTTGCCAAGAGTGGCTTGTTTAATTTCAATCGGTCAGATTTATTGGTGAATGGCTTTGGCTCAACAATTGAATTCTTTTCAGGTGAGAGACCAGATAATATCAGAGGTAATACCTTTGACTATATGGTTGTGGATGAGATGGCATTCACAAGACCAG